ATGGAAGACAACCCCAGGCTTTGAGCCAATGGAAACTTGCATTCTTGATGGCGATAAGGTTACTATAATCCACATAGGATTACGAGAGACAATCTTTGAACGTAATGGAAAGTATGGGAGAACTTGGCAATACATACCATCGTCCAGAATTATATACCACGAGCTGAGACGTGTCGTCGGTGATGACAGAATGTTAGATCATAAGATTAATGGAAAAGAGGAGGTTTAGATGCTCACATTACTAGGATCTGTAATTGGCTTTGGTAGTTCTTTTCTGCCAAAAGTCATGGACTATTTTCAAGACAAGTCAGACAAGGCGCATGAGCTTGAAGTAATGACGCGCCAAGCGGAGATACAACTTGATAAAACGGCTATCGATGCTAACATTAGAGAGGTTGAGACTGTCCATGAACACGACGCTGCCCTTGACGGCGGGGCTTTTGTCAACGGCCTTCGGGCTTCTGTTCGCCCTATTATTACTTATATATTTATGGCCCTCTTCGTCGGAGTAGAGATTGCCACATACTACCTACTAATAAAGAGCGGGGTTGCCCCTGGAGAAGCTCTAGTTGCTGCATGGAGTGAACAGATTATGGCGCTCTGGGCAAGCATTTTAGCTTTTTGGTTTGGTGGACGACAATTCAAAAAATGAGGTGTAACGATGAAGGTGTTGCAATTATTAAGAAGTACGAAGGATGCAGTCTTAGCTGCTATCTGGACCCTGTTGGTATACCTACTATCGGTTTTGGTTCTATTTGGGACCTTAATCACGCTAGGCTGCGCCGCAGTCATAGAGATATTACCGAAGACGAAGCGGAATACCTCCTTAAAAGAGAGCTTCTCTCAACTGAAAACGCAGTTGCAAGAATGGTTAAGACGCCGTTAACAGCTAATCAATTTTCTGCTTTGTGTTGTTTAGTATATAATATAGGTAGTGGGAACTTTAGAAGAAGTACAATACGAATGAAACTAAATAGACAAGATTTTAATGGTGCCTCAAAAGAATTTTCTAAGTGGCGTAGAGCCGGAGGTAGAATTCTTCGGGGTTTAGTTCGAAGACGCGCTGAAGAAGAAAAACTGTTTATTAAGAAATAACTATTTGTTGAACAATGTTGACAAAGGTATAGTGGATATGACGGAAGAACAAGGTAGATGCCCTCAATGCGGTTGTGATAAACCCAAGGTATATGTACATGGCCACTATCAATGTGTTGACTGTAAGTGTAATGTTGGGGAGTGCTGTCAAGGCGAGACTGCTCGAACAGAAGAGGATTAGCTTTGCCCTTAGTTAAATTAAAGTTCAAACCCGGTGTTGATAAAGAGGGTACAGATTACGAGAACACGACGGGGTGGTCTAGTAGCGATAAGATACGTTTTCGCGAAGGATATCCTGAAAGCATAGGCGGTTGGGTTAGATACTCTTCTACTGTTTTTGTTGGGCTTTGTAGATCTCTACTACAGTGGACGGCGAATGACGGCGCTAACTTGATAGGCTTAGGGACTAGCAGAAAGCTATACGTAGAGTCGGGCGAGACGTATTTTGATGTCACGCCTATACGAGCGTCTTCCGTAATAAATGCTAATCCTTTTGCAATAGTGGGCGGTTCGGCGGCAGTAACTGTGACAGACACGTCCCACGGAGCTATAGCCGGGGACTTTGTAACTTTTTCAGGTGCTACCAGTTCAGACGCAAACATCTCAGCGGCAGTAATGAATGAAGAGTATGCCATCGACAGCGTGGCCAGTGCTAATACATATATAGTAACAATGTCCGCGAGCGCTGCTGGGACCGACAGTACGGAGGGAGGCTCAAACGTAACCGCTGCTTATCAAATAAGTATAGGTCTGGATACTTCGGTCATAGGAACAGGTTGGGGTGTAGACACTTACGGTGCCGAGGGTTGGGGCGTCGAAGCTAGCAACGCGGGTACTGACATAACCGCTCAGTTGAGAGTGTGGACTCAAGTTCCTTTTGGCGAAGATTTGATAGCCAATATCAGGAACGGCGGCATATACCAATGGGACAGATCTGGCGGATTTTCTAATAGAGCCGTAAACCTAAAAGATCTTGCTGGTGCGGATACCACGCCTACTATTTGCAGAACAGTTGTTGTGGCGGCGGAGAGTAGGCATTTAATGGCGTTAGCCTGTGACCCCTATGATAATATAGGAACGCAAGATCCGTTATTAATACGATGGGCGGATGCTGAGACTTTGACAACGTGGACCCCAGATACCAACAATACTGCTGGCTCCATTCGTTTAAATACTGGTTCACAAATAATAGCAGGTTTAGCCTCCAAACGCGATATACTGGTGTGGACGGATACATCACTGAACTCAATCTCTTATGTTGGACCCCCTTTCTTCTTTGGCACAAAGCTCATCTCGTCTAACACAAGTATAATGGGTCCAAAGTCTGCTATTGAAGTGGACGGTGTAACTTACTGGATGGGTAGTAATAATTTCTATATGTACGACGGCGCTACAAAAACATTGCCGTGTACCCTTCGGGACGATGTATTTATAAACATCAATAACCAGCAAACCTATAAGACCTTTGCGTCATCTAATGTAGGAGACAGCGAGGTAACTTGGTTCTACTGCACAACTACTGATGAGATAACAGACTACGTCACGTACAACTACTCTCAACAGGTGTGGTATGGCGGCACGATGGCCCGGACAGCGTGGGTGGATAGAAATCACAATGACAACCCTATCGCCGCTAGCACTGATTTTTATCTATATAACCATGAATATGGGCTGGATGACGGGTCTACTAACCCCGTAACCGCTCTTAACTCGTATATCGAAAGTTCGACATTTGAGCCGATACCCGGCGACGGCTGGCACTTTACCTTTATCAATAGAGTTATACCTGATGTAACTTTTGTTGGATCAGAAATAGAAAGCCCTACAGCTACTATTACTCTCACGCCTAAAAACTTTCCGGGCGGCGGAATGGGGACGGGAGACGCAAGTGCGATAACCAGAAGTGCAACAACTCCCGTAGAGGCGTACACAAAAGAAGCGTATATAAGACTACGCGGACGGAGTTATACCTACCGTATAGAAAATAATACCGTAGGCGTCCGTTGGAGACAGGGAAATCCTAGAATAGAAGTTAGACCGGACGGTAGAAGATGAGTCATTCAAATTCTATAGCAAATAGTATACCACGGCTACCGAGATTGAATGATATAAATGCTACGCAACGGTATGTTGATGAACTTGTTAGCGCGTTAGAAGATGCTATAGACGTTCTTAGCTCTACGAGGCAGCAGAGTATAGCGGAGATCAATCTAACGAATACGCAAGAACATGGTGGTAATTTGAGAGTTGGCGATGTATTCTCAAGTAGCGGCATATTAAAGATTGTTCGGGCACAAGACATATACGTAGGTCCAAACACGGGAACCACGGGCATTGGAAATGTTACTGTGGTCACAACTTAATAAAGGAATATTGCTATGGGTAGAGGCATGAGAGATAACTGGATTTCAACTCTCGGCGGTATTGTCGGCGGCGCATTTTTTGGCCCCGTAGGCGCGGGAGCCGGGTCGGCACTCGGCGGTCTTGCTGAAGGAGATGAGTTCGGAGAAGCCATGATGGGTGGCCTCATGAGCTTCGGTCTAGGCACGGCACTTCAAGGCGTGGGTGATACGGCGGGAGCTTTAACAGACAATGTCGGGAAGTTAGGAACTGGTGCTGCAAATATGAGCGCAACAGAATTAGCAACAAAAGTAGCAACAGACAAATTGGCAAAACAGGGCATAGTTGCTGGCAGCTACGGCTTTGAAAAAACTGTAGCGGACCAAACAGCAAAAGAGCTTGGGTACAAAGGCTTTACCCAGGGGGCGTTTTCACCCACTACGGGAATGGGCAACTTCAGTAAAATAACTACTGCCGGGAACACTCCGGGCGTGGGTTACGGAGAATTATTTAATACTGCAATTAAAAACCCGAAAGTATATACGGGCTTGGGTGTGGGAGGTGCTGCTGGGCTTATGAACAGCGGCGCTCTACAACCAGAAAGTCAACTTGAAAGATTACCTATCAAGAAATACGCCTCTAGAGCACCCAATTTGACAGAAGGCCCGCTACGAGTAAAGTTCGCGGCACCCGCTAATTACGCCGCCGGGTATTCTCCTGAGTTTGATTACGGCTTTGCTGAAGGCGGAAACGTAGCCAAGATTGATCCTGCTGACGTAGGTTTTAGACAGGGGCCGCTCGACGGTGCGGATATGTACGGGCGGACGCCCGGACCCGGAGAATATGACAGCAGGGTAGGATTCAACTCTAGTAATTTTGCTAGCGGGATGGTGCCTTTTGGACTAGGCACGGACGATCCTAGTATTTCTAATTCACCCTATGTTTCAGACAGTGCAAAAATGGCAAACGCGGCGGGGTCTGCTCTGTCTTTTGCAATACCGGGAGGGGGCATACTAGGCGCAATTGGTGGAGGTCTTAATGCTGCTGGCACGTACACTGACACTAACAGCCCGACCACAGGTTTTATGACTATGGCACCCGACGGGATTTTGTCTGGAGATTTTAACCCTGGATATGCACCCGGCGCTGCACCCGGCGAAAGTAATTCTTTTTACCAAACAGGGGCTTTAAGCAATAGGAACGCCTTAGCCTCTAACGCAGCAAATGTAACAATGGCGACCCCGTATGGGCCAACGGGCGCTAATAGCGTTGCGGGAATGATTGATAGTAATACTGCGATGAGTAACCCTTACGGGGTATCTGCAAATCAATTTGCAGATAGTAGCCTTGAAAGCGAAGATACAGATGAAGATGAATATAGTGATGAAAATCTAAATGATAGTAACGCTCCTGGCCTCAATTTGAACGCTATGGAGGCTATAGGCAATCTAAACGAGGCCGCTCAAGACGCCTCTGACCGCACCTCTAGCATAAATGGTAGGACAGGCAATGCCTTTAACTCTATTATGGGCGCCGCGTATGCGTCAGGGAAGGGTTATAACGAGGGCATTGCAGATGTTCAGGCCGCTCAGGACTTCATAGCAAGCGGCGCTGCTGCTGGTAGCGACGATGGATTTGGCGGTGATTATAGCGGCGGTGAAAGCTTTGACGGTGGCGTGGATACAGACGATGGAGGGGCATCTGACGGGGGAGCGTGGTACGCGCAAGGCGGTCTTGTTCCTGGCAGTATGAATGAGCCTCAAAAGCGATACTTCGGAATATATAAAGACGGTGGCCCTGTGAGAAGATACGCACTCGGCGAGAATGTTGAGGGTATTGAGGCGGAACAAGTACAGCAGAACCCCATAGTGATGGACGCAGTCGCGGCTATCACAGGCAATCATCCAAATCCAGAAGGGGCAATAGCTCAGTTTGTCAAGATATATGGCCAAGAAGCTTTAATCGCACTACGTGATGAGGTTATCGCTGAGGCTTCCTCTGAAAACAGACAGGCTTCTGGATTGGGAGCTTTAGAAGGCCCTGGAACAGGTCTGTCTGATGATATTCCAGCGGTAGTTCAGGACGGCGGAATGACTGAACCAGCGGCGTTATCTGTCGGAGAGCAAGTTATACCTGCGGATGTTGTATCGATGCTGGGCGAAGGATCTACTGAGGCGGGTTCTAAAAAGATAGACAATATGGTCAATGAAGTTAGAATGCAAAAGACAGGTACTGGTGAACAAGCGGGGCCATTAAATATGGGCAGAGTATCGGCTAGGGTAGCATGACAGTATCCTACATCCCTAAAGAGGTATTTAGTGTAGTAGCCCGCGATGTTGAGCAGTTCTTGGCTCCCGCGATAGAATTAACGCATGGCCGGGATGATATGACTTCGATATGGCGATCTTTAATGCTACAACAGGCTCAGCTATGGATGGCCTTTGATGATGAAACGGATAAGCCTAAAGGGGCTTTAGTTACACGAGTAGAAATGTACCCGCTCAAGAAAATGATGAATTATCTATATATTGGCGGAAACGATCTCAAAGAGTGGCACAAAGATATGCTGGCCGCAGTAGAGAAATTCGCCAGGGCAGAAGGTTGCCGGGGAATGGAACTTGTCGGGCGACGAGGTTGGGACAGATTTTTAAAAGAAAGTGGTTGGGAAGCTAAACATATTATATGCGAGCGTTTCTTCGATGAAGAAGAATCAGAAGAAGAGGAAGAGTTAAATGTTGCTTAGACATAAAAAAATATGGACCGACGGTCTTGAAGATTGGTCGGACAGTGATCAGGAAGCCATGCGGCGTGGCGTATGTTTTGGTAAAGGTGGCGGTGGTAGTCAACCAGCACCACCGCCGCAGCCTACCAGCCAAAGTGTAAGCCAGACTAATCTACCAGAGTACGCGGAACCCTACGTCACCGGATTAATGAAGCGGGCGGAGACTGCGAGTTTAGACCCTTATGAAGCGTATGATTCCTCAAGACTTACTCCATTCGACGAAAATACCACTGCGGGTTTTGATGCAATTAACGCTCGCGCTCAGTCTGGAACCCCTAAAGCGTTCACTCGCGCGTATGATGCTCTTACGGGTGTAGCTGGATCAGCACCGTTGGCCCAACAAGAACAGTTCGGTGACGTGGCGTCTTTCACAGATCAAGGCGTCGCACAGCAGTACATGAACCCCTACGTAAATAATGTGCTTGACGCTCAGAAAGCTCGGCTCAATCAAAGTTTCGGAGAACAGCAATTAAACCGCGAAGCACAAGCGGTGCAAGCAGGTGCGTTCTCTAATTCACGTCGCGGTGTTCAGGAAGGCATAGCTGAACGAGAACTCAATACACGACTAGGTGAGCTAGATGCCCAGGGCCTCGCGGCGGCTTATCAAAGTGGCGCTACCATGTTTGGCCAAGAACAAGCGCAGGACGCTGCTAACCGAAGGTTGAATACTGAAATATTTGCTGGCAATCAGGGCCGCCAGCTTGATCAGTATGGCCGACAGACCAGTGCCGCAGATCAGTTGTTAACCGCAGGAACAGCGGATGACGCCCTAGCTTTTAATAGAGCTAAACTTCAAGCTGGTGTAGGAGGAGCTTACGAAACTAAAAATCAACAAGCTCTCGACATGGGGTATACTGACTTTATTAACCAACGTGACTTTGACCGTAATCAACTTAACTTTTACAGTGGTATTTTACGTGGTGTGCCTATTTCACCACAACAAGAAACTCAAACCTATACAGCGCCTCCTAGCCAAATGAGTCAGTTGTTGGGTCTTGGAGTAGGCGGACTTGGTTTAGCTAAAGCATTAGGATAGATCCATGAATATAATTCAACAGCAAGAGTTGCTCAAAGACCTAAGTGATAGGGATATAGCTGGCGAGATGCAACAGCCTTCAGGCAATGTGCCTCTATACCTTGTAGCTGGTGAAGCTAAACGCCGTGCAGACTTACGCCAGCGTTTTAAAGCCGAACAGTCTGGTCCACCGCCAACCTCTACAGTTCAAGAAGATTTACTTAATAGTATCATGGCGTCTCAGATGCCAGCGACGGGTATTGCTCAAGGGATACAACCTCAACAAATGCCTATGGCGCCACCACCACAACAAATGCAGCCTGGTATGGCACCCCCACCGCAACAGATGCCAGCGATAGCGCCTACAGGTGAAGCGCCTATGGATCAAATCCCTCAAGCACAGGGAATTATGGCTGGCCAACAAGGAGGCATGGCCCAAGGCTTTGCCGGAGGCGGACTGGTTAGAGAAGATCGTAAATATGCTGATGGAAATGAGATCGATCGGATCAAACGGCTCCAATCTTTCCAGGCTGCATTTAGCCCCGGAGGTTATTTTGGTTCTAGTCCTATTGTAAGAAGGGATTCTTCAGGAGCGCAAGCTTTCGCAAATCTCAAAGCGCAAAAACGTGAGGAGGCATCAAGACGGCAAGCCGAAGCGGATAGAGAGAGAGAGCTAGACGAGCTAGCTCCGGTTATAGGATCTATGTATGAAAATACAAACGATTTTTCAATGGGAGTAGGAACGCAAGATCCGTTATTAAATAGTCTTTCTGTTGAAAACAGAAAAATAATGAACAACCCAGCAAATAATGATTATGCTCTTGGTAGTGAAGATTATAACAACGACCTCGCGGCAGACCCCATAGACAGGTCGGTCATGGGACCGCCAAGACCTACACGTATGCAGATAAGAACGGACAGAAATGTCGTAGATAACGCTGAAGATAGGAAGCAAATAGATATTTATAATAAGAGAGTAGCGGGCAACCTACTAAATCAACAATACGAAACACTGGGGGATAACCCATATCCATATAATCCGGGTGGGGAAGCCACGCAAGAAATAAATAGTCTTGACAAGTCACTTTTTAAGAAAGAAACGGCGATTGACATTGGTAATAGAACAACTGTAACTTTGCCGACAGCCGACAAGCTAAAGACTATAGATCCTAAAGTTGAAAGAAAAGCCGCAATAGACGCATTAAGATTGGGAAATCCTGATCCCTACAATAAGATGACAGCAAGATTAGCCGAACGCCGAGCGGCTTTAGACGAAGACAAGAGCGGCAACACAGCGCAAACACTCATGGATCTCGGTGGGCGTATAATGGCGGGTAAGTCTCAATATGGCTTGACCAATATTGGTGAAGCTATATCCCCTGCACTCAAAGCGGCGCAAGAAAGAAAAGCTGGTCAGACAGCCAGAGAAGACGCTCTCATGGCGTCCGAGATGGGCATTATTTCTGGTAAACAAGCATTCGATAAAAACATACGCGACCAAGCCAATACAATAGTAAATGATAGCAAATGGAAAAACTCAGAAGCAAA